ATAGGGAATATGTTCCCGTCAATCTTTATAAAGAAGTAGACATTGAGTTTAAGAAGTTTAAGTCTTCTGCTCAAAAAGAAGTCAACTATCTTGTGAAAGAGTTTGAGTGCCGCAAGGCAGCAGATCAATATGCTCGTGCCTCAACTGCTCGCACTGGAGTTCTTGATACAACCCGCCTTCATACTTACAAATACAATGAAGATCTTTTCAAGAAAGTTTCGGTGATTCCTGATGGAAAAAATCATGGTCTAGTATTCGTTCTGGACTGGAGTGGTTCTATGTGTGATGTGATGATTGATACTTGCAAGCAACTCTTCAATCTGGTGTGGTTCTGTAAGAAAGTTTCCATTCCTTTTGAGGTTTATGCCTTCACCAATGAGTGGCGTCGTGGTGAGTATGACTATGAGAATGATCGCTATCTTGCTGCAGATCGCACCCCTCATTATGTAAAGAAGGATGGTCTTTTGGTTGTGGATGAAACATTCTCCATGATGAATATTCTCACCAGCAAAACTTCTGGTAAAGAACTGGAACACCAAATGCTGAACATCTGGCGTCTTGCTTATTGTTTTGGTAGGACTTATAGCTCTCCTTACACCTATTCTAGTCGTCTCAGTCTTTCTGGGACTCCCTTGAATGAGGCACTGATTTCTCTTCACCAGATTCTTCCCAAGTTTCAAAAGGAGAATAAACTTCAAAAAGTTCAGTGTATTGTTTTGACTGATGGTGAAGCAAATCAACTTGTTCATCATAAAGAAGTTAAGCGTCAGTGGGAAAAAGAACCACGTCTTGGAACTGGATATGTTCATCCAGAACTTACTTTTCTTCGTGATCGCAAACTTGGAACTACCTATAAGATTGGATATGGTTATCATGAGTTTACTGATACTCTCCTCAGAAATCTAAAGGATAAGTTTTCTTCAATGAACTTCATTGGAATTCGTGTGCTTGAAAGTCGCAACTTTAGTCGGTTTGTGCAAATGTATCATTCCCAACTTGATAAGCAGTATGAAAAAATCCAAAGTGATTGGAAGAAGGTGAAGAGTTTTACTATTACAAAGTCTGGATACGATGCATACTTTGGAATGTCTGCAACTGCACTTTCTCAGGACACTGAGTTTGAGGTTGCAGAATGTGCTACCAAATCTCAAATCAAATCCGCTTTTGTCAAGTCTCTTAAGACTAAAAAACTAAATAAAAAGGTATTAGGAGAATTTATTTCTTTGGTAGCATGAAGACATTCCAGGAATTTGTCATCGAAGCAGGTGATTGGTGGCATCCAGATCCTAAAAAAGATGCTGCCATTAGTGGCGCTGCAAATAAAATGAGAGCCCGTGAAAATAGGGGTCAAGATACTTCAGTACAAACAAAACCAGATTATAGTAATCGTTTAAAACCTGGTGAAACTTACATGCAATACGCTAAGCGTAAGGGTGGATCTTCAGCAACAAAACCTGCAGCGAAACCATCACTTAAAGATAGGATAAAAAGTAAACTAGGAAAAGCAATTGATAAAGTTGCTGGAATCAAATAGAACATTTAGAATGAAAACTAAATTTCCATTTGAACACGTAGTAAAATACGATACTAAAGAAGTATGGATTGGGTGTGATAGCAGCATAACTGCTATGGGTATTTCTGCATTAGTTGAAAAATATTACCCAGGTTATACTGGTCATATTGCTAGTGGGGAGTGCCTCGAAGAACTCAAGAACCAGTTGGCGAACTGACCACAGGGGTCCCAGGAGGACCCCTTTCTGGTCTATAATGACTAGGTTGAAACAAAGCAAACGAATGGCACTCTCCTCCGACTACATCCGCACTTCCCTTCAGAACCTGTATGGAAACACCATTACGGGTGCTGACATTCGTGCCTGGTGTAATCTGAATGATGCTAACTATCAAACTGTTACTAAGAAACTTGAACAATTTAAAGTTGGTCGTGGTAAATGGAATCTTGAAGTGACTCAACAAAAAGTAGAAGAAATCGAACGTACTTTCCAAGCACCCTCTGTGGTTCCCCCTATCGAACAAAATCTTATTCCCGATAAAGATGATACCTTCGTCAAGTTTGGTAACTTTGGTGATATTAAAAAAATTATTCAATCCCGTATTTTTTATCCTGCGTTCATTACGGGTCTTTCGGGTAACGGTAAAACGTTCTCTGTGGAGCAAGCATGTGCTCAACTGAAGCGTGAACTGATTCGTGTGAACATCACTATCGAAACCGATGAAGATGATCTGATTGGTGGTTTCCGACTTATCAATGGCGAAACCGTTTGGCACAACGGTCCCGTAGTGGAGGCACTTGAGCGTGGTGCAGTGCTGCTTCTGGATGAGATTGACCTTGCTTCTAACAAGATCTTGTGCCTGCAATCCATTCTGGAAGGTAAGGGCGTGTTCCTGAAAAAGATTGGACGTTATGTTAAACCTACCGCTGGGTTTAACGTCATTGCCACTGCTAACACTAAAGGCAAGGGTTCTGATGACGGTCGCTTCATCGGCACCAACGTGCTCAACGAAGCATTCCTTGAGCGTTTCCCTGTAACCTTTGAGCAATCCTATCCTGCTCCCAGCACAGAGCAGAAGATCCTGGAAGGCATCGCTCTGGACCTTGGCGTAGAGGATCGTGATTTCTGTAAGCGCCTGGTGGACTGGGCAGACATCATCCGTAAGACCTTCTACGATGGTGGTATTGAGGAAATCATCAGCACTCGTCGTCTGGTTCACATCATCCGTGCCTACAGCATCTTCCAAGACAAGGCAAAAGCAATCCAAGTGTGTGTAAACCGCTTTGATGATGAAACCAAGCAAGCATTCCTTGAACTTTATGATAAAGTAGATGCTGATTTCCAAATGCCTACTGAGCAGGTTGACTACAACCCCAATATTGACCAACCCACTCCTTTCTGATAGAATATTTGGAGGACAATGTGCCTCCTCTTTTTACCCTTTACTATGAAAAACAATGTCTGAAAACTTTGAGAGCACTTACGAAAGTTTCATTCCCCAAACATTTGGGGATACTGTAATCTATGGTGGAGAAGGAACTGATACAATCTCTTTTGATGTACCTCGTGCTGCCCAAGATTTTTTCACCAATCATTCTCAGTCTTTTTCTTTGAATAAACCCAATCTTGATACTATTACTTTTAACTTGACTATGCCTGAAGATAAGAACAAAAACGGATTTTGGAAATATAACGAAGATAAAATCCTGAAGCAACTTGAAGAATATATTGCAAGTACATATAGTCAGCATTATGTAGATAGGACTGGTGGTGGAACAGAACAAACGCTTGATAAGATCAAGCATAATCGTCGTGAAGGATTTTGTGCAGGCAATGTGACCAAGTATATTGATCGCTATGATACTAAGGGCACTCCCCGTGCAGATCTGTTTAAAGTTCTGCATTATACAATCCTCCTGATCAACCACCTTAACCTTATTGAGAATAAGTGATGAAACTTTCTGATAAAACTCTCTCTGTGCTGAAGAACTTTTCTTCTATCAATCAGTCAATTCTGTTCAAGGAAGGAAGCAAACTTCGCACTATTAGTGTGATGAAAAACATTCTCGCTGAGGCAACGATCACTGAGGAATTTTCTAAGGACTTTGGCATTTATGATCTGAATCAGTTTTTGAATGGTCTTGGTCTGCACCAAAATCCTGAACTTGATTTTGCCAATGACGGATATGTTGTTATCCGTGAAGGTAAGATGCGATCGAAGTATTTCTTTGCAGATCCTAGTGTGATCATCACTCCTCCCGAAAAAGATATCGTTCTTCCCAGTGAGGATGTATGTTTTGAACTTAGTACTGAACAACTGGACAAACTTCTCAAGGCAGCGTCAGTTTATCAACTACCTGATATTTCTGCAGTTGGGGAAGCGGGCGTTGTAAAACTAGTTGTCCGTGACAAGAAGAATGATACCTCAAATGATTTCTCTATCGTTGTTGGTGAAACTGATTCCGAGTTTGTGTTTAACTTCAAGGTAGAAAATATTAAGATTCTTCCTGGAACTTATGAAGTGGTGGTCTCACAAAAACTTTTGTCACGGTTCCAATCAAAGAACCACGACCTCTGCTATTATATTGCTCTGGAGCCTGATTCTACTTTTGGTTGATGAACATCTTTGTGACTTCTCCTTGGCCTGCTGAAAGTGCCGTTTGCCTCCCAGACAAACATGTTGTCAAGATGCCCCTGGAGTGCTGTCAGATGCTCTCCATCGTGGCGTCAGACAAGTGGGGACATGGGTACGGCACTCTCCCTAAGGCAGATGGAACCCCCTACAAGACCGAGAAAGGAGCATTCCGCAATCATCCCTGTACCAAGTGGGCAATGGAGAGTATCCATAATGCCTACTGGTTAATCAAGTGGGGATTGAACTTGTCCGATGAATACTGCCTGCGGTATAATAAAACTCACTCTTGTTACAAGACTCTTGTGGATGCATACTATTTGTTTCCCAAAGGTAAGATTACAGAGGTGACTCCATTTGCTCGTGCTATGCCTGAGGAATGGAAGTTTGATGACACTATTGATACATTTGAAGCATACCGACGATACATTGCATCCAAACCTTGGGTTGCCGATAACTATCTTCGTATGCCCGAAAGAAAACCTGATTGGATTTGATTATGGCAAGTGAATTTCTTTTTGTGGAGAAGTACCGTCCTCAAGTGATTGATGACTGTATTCTTCCCGATGACACTAAAAAAACATTTAAGGAGTTTGTTGAGAAAGGAGAGATTCCTAATCTTCTTCTCGCAGGACCTCCTGGTATTGGTAAGACAACTATTGCAAAAGCACTATGTAATGAATTGGGGGCAGATTTTTATGTCATCAACGGATCCGACGAAGGGCGTTTCTTGGATACTGTACGGAACCAAGCAAAGAACTTCGCTTCGACCGTTTCACTTACGGGATCTTCTAAGCACAAAGTCATCATCATCGACGAAGCTGATAACACAGGCAACGACGTACAACTCCTACTACGGGCAAATATTGAGGCATTTTATAACAACTGCCGATTCATCTTCACCTGCAACTACAAGAACAAGATTATTGAACCTCTTCACTCCCGATGTGCAGTTATCGACTTCACCATCAAAGGGAAGCAAAGAGTTCAACTTGCAGGAAGTTTCTTTCAACGAC